GCTGGGCTGTAAACACAGCCATTTGTTCATTGCTCAAGCCTAAATTGCCCACACTTGCAGTGGCACTGCGAACACTGTTTATTAATTGGCTAAAATTTGCTGCGCCATCGGTAGCACTAGATCCCAGTTTATTAAATGCACCACCTGATTCTTCCAATGCTTTAGTGAAGTCACTTAGGCTTAATCCACTGGTCTTAGCAGCAACGGCAAAATCCATAACACCACCACTGACGCCACGCTGCATGGCCAAGCCCATTTTATCTGAGTAACCGGTTAAAGCACCAACCATACCCATTAGACCTGAACTTACTGCACCCAAGGCAATCAGTTTGTTACTGGTGTCACTGCTGGCATACATTAATGCTTTAAAATTACCACGAAGTAATTCTGTGGCCAAATGTATGTTAAGTGTTTCTTTACGTAGGTCAGTTAGGGCATCATGATATTCTTCAGTTTTCTTATTGCCCTGTTCAATAAGGTCTGTTTCTTCCTCACGCACCTTATTTGAATGACTTATGTCGTGCTCTTCAGCCTTGAAACGCTTGACCAAAGCGTCCATTTTGGCGATTAGTCGTTCATTTTGTTTATATGTGGCTACACCGTCAAGGAAGAATTGAAAACTCGTTCCGTCTGGTAAACTACCGGTGGCGACTGGGATGTCAGCCATTATCTACGTATATAAATATCATGATGATTATTCATTTTAATATTTATATGGAGAAAACATGGAGAATTTAGCTGCACAGCAAAATCCATTAAAGGCCTTTTTTAGAAAACCTGGTATATGGATTAAGCTACCAAGTCAGGGAAAATTTTATAAAACTAAACCAGCGGAGCTAAATGACATGGGCGAGATTCCCATTTATCCTTTAACTGCCAAAGATGAACTTTTAATGAAAAATGCCGACGCATTGCTCAACGGCACTGCGGTTAGAGAACTAATTAAAAGCTGCGCTCCTTGTATAACTGATCCAGAAAATATGCCCAGTGTTGATCTAGATGCAATACTAGTAGCTATAAGACGTTGCACATACGGTGAAACTCTCAGCGTAACAGTCAAACATGATTGTCCAGATGCCAAAGAAACTGATTATAATGTTAACTTAAATCATATCATAGGCTCTATTAGAGTACTTGAAGATTTGCCACCCGTTGAGCTCAATGATGGTATTAAGGTCTACATTAAACCAATCACAGTAAAAGACATATTGTCTTTAAACTGGGTACAGTACGAACAAGTTAGAAATATTCAACTGGCAGAACAACAAAACGTCAGCGAAAAAACCAAAGTAGATCTGCTTCAACAAGGCTATCAGGCACTGACAAATGAAAGTCTAAGAATTGTAGGAGCTAGTATAGACACTGTGCTATTACCCGATGGTGTGACTGTTACAGACAGTAAAATGATTGCAGAGTGGATAGTAGATTTAGCCAAGCCAGATTATTCAAAATTAGAACAAGCCATCATGGCCACTAACCAACATGGCATTAAAAAAGAATTCGGAGTAGTCTGCGATCAGTGTCATGAATCCTACCAAAGCACTGTAGATTTAAACCCAACAACTTTTTTCGCCTAAGGCTTTTGTCACTCAAATCAGGCCCTGACATCTTAAAGTATCTTAACAGTTTAGAAGCAGAGACAAAAGCCATAATAGAAGACATTGCTACATTGGCCATATACAGCGGACAAAGCTATGATGACATGTGGAAGTTATCAGCTGACGAGCGTAAAATATTCACGAAGATCCTTAAAGACAAAGTAAGTTTGGACCGAGGCATAAAACCCAAAGATGTTATTACACAAGAATTAATTTAAGTTGTTCAGAGAACAACTAAGAATTATTTTTACACGCTTACGCTGTAAAATCTAATTCTTTATATATTCTTTATTAACTATCAAGCAATCTATTAGCTGGTGTATATTGCCAAGGTTTTGCAGTCGTACTTAGCCCTAAACAGGGCTAAAGTAAAAAAATAATTTGCCGGAGGCCCATTATCGTAATCTATCGCTACAACCTAGTAGGAAAAGGCGGTTATGCTGTACCTTTTTATGTAGTCCTTAGAACAACGCAGAATTAACTAGCTGATAGATGAACATGTTAATTCATGTGGGTTGCAATGACTCAGCAGTGCCCACTCTTTTTGACTTTACATACACTTGCCAGCACCTTTCAAGTCCAGTGCTGCGTCCCAACATCATTGGGATAGTGGCAATCGTGTCTCCGCTACTGCTCGGAATTTCCTACCCCGCGATGTGCGTCCAGGGATTCGGGCACCATAATCGACTTGCCGGTGCGGGCATTATCAGTAGAACTTGGACCTAGATTTTGTTTATAATGTGTGAGCCGTGAACTCGTAAATTGATAATGTTGTTGTAGTATTCGTCTGTTTCTAAAACACGCCTAATGAATTGTTCTTTTGCTTCGAGATATGAACATAGTGCCTTACTGTTACAATAGTATAATATTTCACGGATGAAGTTGTCTGAGCCTAATTGTAGTACATCTGCTTTGAGTTGTTCGTTGCTGCCCCAGTATAGTTGCCAATCACTGTCTATTTTGCTGCGGATTTTTTTACGTTTTTTATTGCCGTTTTTAAGTTTTATAGTTTTATAAGTTGTTTTACTGAATTTTGCTAATTTTTTGCCTATATATTTACGACCCGTTGCTGTGTTAGTAATGCAGTAAACATATCCAACACAGTCTTCGGGTAGTGTATTTACTTCAGAACCTTCAAATAACCATGTCATTTAGCTGACATAGCTGCCTTTTCATCAGTAATTTCTTTACGTCGAGCTTTAACTAATTTGGCAACTTCCTGTAGTGCTTTGCGAGCTCTACCCGCTGCTGCTTTTACTTTTTTATCAGTAAATTTTTGATTTTCTTCAATGTAAATTTGAAACTGTTTGATCAGTTCCTCTTGTGTGTTTACTGCTGTTTGTTCTGTCATATTATGCCTCTACCATTTCAATATCTGTATTAAAAGTTGTAAAACCGTTTTCCTTTACTACTTGTAGTATCGTATTTACACGCCCTACCAGTTCATCTCGGTGACTAATCAAGAATATATTTTTCCGATTTTCTCTTGCCTTGATTTTAAGCAATGCCAGGGCGCTATCTACGCCATTGGCGTCCATGCCGCTGTCAATCATTTCATCAATGAACAACAGGTTAATAGGCTTGTTTAAACTTTCATAGACATCCCTAAACGCCCAACTTAGTCCTAATATTAACCTATTACGTTCGCCTCTGCTTAGATTGTCAAAGTCAAATTCTTGTCCCAGCTGAGTGATGTCTACTTCCAAATCACTGCGGAACTTGACTTCGTGAGGTAGTGCTAATTTTTCTAAGTAGTACGCCAATCGGTGATTTAAGTAACTCAAGTTCTGTTCGATAATACGCTTGCGAATGAAACTGTCTTTGCTGGTCAACAACTTGAGTAAAAATTCCTGATGTTCGTTAAGTTTAGTCAACATATTAATATTATCAAAACTAATTTCTTCCAAGGCCGTAGTTCTTAAACTTTCTATTTGCTCAATGTATGGATCAATATCTTCCTGCCTGCGTTGATGTTGGTCTTGTGTTCGTTCAAGTGTACTTTTATGATTAACTGCATCATCAATGTTATTATATTTTACCTTGGGTGTAGAACCCAAAGAGCCAATATCTTTAATTTTATTTTCTACACATTGGAGGCTTTTTGTTTCCTTGGTTAATTCTAATGTAAGTGACTCTATGGCAAGATTGATGTCATTAAGCATAGATGATTGTTTTTCATCGTGAAGCTCATGTCCACAGGCATGACATTTGTGCTCCAATGCCTGTGTTTGAGCACTTGACAAATCTTTTAACTGCTGTGTAATACGCTTAATGGCACTTTGGTGAGTGCCTAGGTCCTTGTTGTGTCGTTTAAGTTCTTTTTCATTGGCTTGCCATGTAGTCAACAACTTGTGATTTTCTAACTCTTGTTGAATATCAATGTTTAATAATTCGTTTATCGCCGCATCAAGTTTCTCAAGATCTTCTCTCTGCTTGGCCTGCCAAAGACGACTACGACGTTCGAGATCTTCAATAGATCCTTTAATTTTATTGTTAGCATCGGTTACTGCCTTTATACGATATTCTTCTTCCTTGATCTGATCCTTGGTATTCTTAATTAGCTCTTTAAGTAAGTCTGCTTTTTCGCTAAGTTGAGTGATACCAAGCAACTGCTCAATGATGTTGCGTTGATCATTAGTCCTTAATGATAAAAATGGTTCAGTGTAAGTGTTAAGAGCACAGATATGTTTAAACATATCATGACCCATGCCCAGTAAACGTTCTATTTCTGCCTGTGTTTCTCGATTTTCTCCCTGCTGTTCTTCAGTGACTGCATGATCAACTTCTTTATTATCTACAATAAATTTTAGTACATTAGGCCTACGGCCGCGTTCTATTTTATATTGGTGCCCGTCACAGTCAAACTCACAGGTAACCAACATGTTTTTACTGTTAGTTTTGTTAATAAGATTGTCTTTGCGAATATTAGTAAGAGCATTACCATATAACACATAACTTAAAGCATTAACAATGGTGGTCTTACCTGTGCCATTTCTACTGCCATCACCGCCAAGGTCAAGGTTATTACCCAAGACCAAGGTCAAACCGTGTTGGTCAAATCTCAGTGCTTGGGTAACATTGCCTACAGAGAGAAAGTTTCGAACTGTTAAATTTTTTATCTTAATCATTGATTGTTATTATACATGCAAACTATTATAAATGTCAATAAGAACTTGACGATCAACCACATCACTTTCAATGGCTGTTAACTGACTGACAACAATTTGGTCCACGCTTTCAAAGTGTATCTCCCCGCTCCAATCTAATGTGTGTTCCTCATGTTTAGCAGGAATGAGACTGAGTTCGCGCAAGTTATAAGTTTCCTGCCAAGTTTCTTTTAAAAAGTTAGCTTCTTCAAAACTAATGTCTGCGTCACAGGTCACACGAAGAAACGTATTAGCATTCATATAACGATCTGGATCTTCAATCAATTTAGTTAGATTAATTGTTTTAAAACTGGGGGCATCGGGCCATGCGATATATTGTGGCTTGCTTCCCCACTCAAATATCATCATGCCTCTATTGTCATCCCAAGCGTCAGCGTAGTTATGTGGAAAAGCATTACCAGTATAATGAACATTTTCTCGCTGCTGACGCAAGTGAAAATGCCCACTGAATACATATTCTTGATTGGGAAAATGGTTAGCATTAAGTCCACCATGATCTGGCATTTCCACCATGGCATTCATTTTAAAGCTGGGAAGTTCAAAGTGTCCAAACACATAACGACTGTCAAGTCGTTTCATACGAGTCCATTCATCACTTACAAGCCAAGGAACAAGACTAACCCCACCTTCACTGTATACTTCGTTGACCAAGACAACATTGTCAAGATGTCTAATAAAAGGCAAGCTATTAAGATCTCGTTTTTCTCTATAGTATAAGTCATGGTTACCAGGAATAAAAAAGAAACGTTCAAATCTTTTACTGATATATTCTATTGCGTTTACGGTGTAGTTCAATGTGCTGACATTTACAGTGGCACGATGATGATGCCAGTCCCCCATAAAGATAGCAGTGTCACAGTCGTGCTTACTGGCAGTGTCGCAAAACCACTTTACAAAATTTGTACAGTCATCGTTATGTACCTTGCTGTTTTGCCGCATACCAAAATGTATGTCAGTGAATACAGCAGCACGTTTAAAAAGATCCGCCATTAAAAATCCTCAGTTTTTAAATTAGCAATACGTTCACGTTCGTCTCGCATCTGTGCTTCATGTTCAAATTGACGTGTAAAGCTGGGGTTACTGCCTACCTCAATTAATAAATCGTCTCGTATCATTTGATTTTTCTTTTCTATATTAAGAATACGTGTAAAGCTGTTATCAATGGCAGCAGTATAGTAAGCAAAAGGGTTTTGACTTTTTGATTCATCAAATTGTAGGCCAATTTGACTTAGCTGTAATAATGCTTGACTACGCATTTCATCAACATATGTATAACCACGCCAGTTAAATCGCATACTATATCGTTCAACTAGCATCATAAAACTGCGAGCTAGTTTGGGAGTCATTTGCCCTTCTAAACTAAATTCTCCATCGTAGACACTGCCACGCCAATGGCTTTTGCCCACACAGATAAGTTCATCATTTTCATCAAATTTCCAATGTTGGTAAGGAGGAAAATTTACTTTGGTATGGTGATCTCCACGGTTCTTGGGTGTTTTCTTTCTGCCAGGTTCTAAGGGAATATGATCATGTGTCATAATCCTAAAAACCACGTCAGTTTTAGCTACCTTTTTATAGTCAATCTCAACGTCACCTAATCGTGCTTTGGGATTTGTTTTTTGAGTTTCTGCCAATAACTGTTGACTAAGCCGTAATGCTTTATTTCTTTTAGCTTCGGCAATAGTTCTGATA